GAGAAAAAGATGCCCGTTCCAGCGATGCCGACCCCCGATGAGATTGAAGAGATGGATAAACAAGAATTTGAAGTTTGGTTGAAATATATGGATAGATTTGACCGCATTACAAAAGCAATTGAAAAAGATAAACAGCGGAAGTTAGACGCAGAGCAAAAAAAAGAAAAGGAGATTGAAGATAGGATTAGAAAGAAAATGGAAGCAGAGTATCAGCAACGTTCGGGACACAAAGCACCACAACAACAACAACCCGTTCCCGAATTAATTAATCAAACACAAAATCCGTTTGGCGAATATTCAAATATGTTTGGATATTAATTTCTCTCTTGAAAGTATAGAATGGGAGACTACGCAAATGAAGCATCTAGAATTAACGACCAAATTAGACAATACAAAGAAGCACCCATAGATAGTATCGGTGATATGGCGGAAGAGAAGACTGCGGGAATACAAGCAAAAATACAAAGCAGAGTTGCCGAATATACTGATAAATGGACGCATATTAAAGAAATGGGTGATGAAGAATTAGCGGGTGTAGCGGGTATTGAAGTTTTGAAAAAGGGATACAAAACAGCAAAGGGTATTTATTCAAAATATCAAGCGGCAAAAAATGGAGCAAAAAAACCCGTTGGTGAAGATGGGGAAGGGGAAGAAGGTGGTGGAGCGTCTGCTGGTGGTGAAGGTGGTGGGGCGGCGGCGGGTGGTGAAGCGAGTGCTAGTGGTGGTGGGGCGGCGGCGGGTGGTGAAGCAAGTGCTTCTGCTACTACTACCACCGCCGCCGAAGCAAGTCCGTTTGCGTATGAAGGCGGATTAGAAGGAGAAGAAGCGGTGCTGACTGGTGCTAGAACTACCGAAATTACAATTGCTTCCCAAGCAGAAGGCGAAGCGGGTGGTATTTTAAGTCGTGCTGGTTCGGCGATAAAAGGATTTGTTGGTCGGCAAATAGCAAAAAATACGGCAGAAGAAGCATCGGGCGAAGGGATTGCTGACGCTGTCGGGACTGGTGTGGCGGCGGCGGGTGAAGGGGCATCGCTGGGACTTGCTGGGGCGGCGGCGGCAATTCCCGTTGTTGGTGAAGGATTATTGGCGGTTGCTGGTTTGGTTTCACTTGGCGAAGGTATTTATCATTTATTTCATCACCCGCACCCAAAAGCACCAAAAGGAATAACACCGACTAATCTTGCTTTACCACAAGCATCAACACAATTAACAAACAAGTATGCTATGGCGTTGCCCGATATTGATACAAGTCAAGATAGAATGGCGAGTGTTGCTTCTTTCTAATCAGTTTAGAGACAATTATTTATAATAATGTATCATATTAGATGAGCGAAGAAAAAACTGAAATGACCGAAGGATATTATTTAGATGCGATGAACCAGTTAAAAGAGATGAATGATAAGAGAGAAAAAGAATTAAGAAAATCAAAAGACGAGTTATTGTCTCTTAAAAAAGAATTATTATCGTGTTATGGGGTAGTTAGGTTAATAACGATGATATACCACGACCAACCCGAAGAACCGATACACGAAATATCCGTAATGCTAGATAGTTTAAGAGAATATTTATCACAATTCTGCGAACAAGAGATAATCTGTATAGATGGAATAGAAGTTGAAACATAATAGAAAATAAATATATTATTTAAAAATTATAATGTTTTAGTATATTATAATGTTTAAAGCCAATCCAGCCCAGCAGTATATCCCTTCTAAATCTGTCGCCATCAAGCCCGAAGTTGTGAGTGATGTAGGACAAAACGACCAGATAAGAATTAACGTGCCGTCTTTTGTTGGCTTCCTTGACCCCAATCAAAGTTATTTGAAGATGAAAATTAAGTTTAACAACGCTCGGGGACAGTTAGTTCCAGACCCCGATGCTGGTGGTTCTCACGCATTATTTCGTAATGTGTTACACCGTGACGGAAATAACCAGACGAATTTAGAATTTAATGAAGATTACAACGCTAATGTTGCTCTTTTAAATAACTATACCGAAACCCCATCGGTGGTTCATAAAAAGGAATTATTTAGCGGAGTTCAGCGGACGCTCGGTGATACTAATAACGAAAAAACACTTTACTATGCCGCCCGTGCTAATCCCGCTGGTGCGGCGAATGGTGCTGCTCCCGACACAAGTGTTAGAGTTGCGAATGAACCAACCGTTCAGTTTCAGTTGAATTGTGGATTATACAAACAAGGAAATATTCTTCCAGTTTCGGCGATGAACGGATTAAGACTTATTCTTGATACAGAAGATATTTTGAGAGCGTGTCGGTATGTTGATATGGACGGTGAATTCAGCGAAAGATTGAATGCTTCCAAACGTGTTAGACTTTCAGCACAGAAGGCGGCGGGAGCAGACAGACGAGATGCGGCGATTGCTTCTTGNGAAGTGGATAGACTTCAAACCAACAACCCATTTGAAGTGGGTGATATTCTTTACGTTCAAGATATAGCGAATGGTGTTGCCGAAGAAGTGCTTGGTGTTTGTGCTGGTTTCAGTAATAACGGTGGAACATTAAGAATTTCTTACAATCCACAGCGGGTAGATAGAACCGCTGGTCTCACGGGAACTTTTGCGGTTGCTAGTGAAGTGTATTATAAAGTTGCCGACAGACAAGTCGCAAATAACTTTTTCCAGTCCCCAACGGACGATGGTGCTGATAATGTTCGGTCGGGAAATACCGTTGCCCCAACATATACGTTAAGTGATATTGAATACATCGCCCAGTCGGTTTCACCACCAGCGGGATATGTAGAAGGTTTGCTTCGTGCGGCGGCGAGTGAAAAGGGTGTGTCTATGGATATTATGAGTTATGAATTACACCGAGCAAATCAGTCAAATACTCTTGGACTTACTCAAATTCAAATTCCAACATTAATGAAAAGGGCAAAATCACTTTTCACTCAACCGCTCCCGACGAGTGATGCTTCTGCTAGGGGTTTTGCTGGTCGTGCCTTTTCGGGAATTCCCGATAATGCGAAATCGTATGAGTGGATACACGGAACAACCCACTACCCATCTCGGTTAGTGCCGTTGGATAGATATTCGCAAGTGGTTAGTGGCGGAACTGAATTTAGAAATGAAGCACTCCATACTAGCGAATTACAGAAGGCGATTGTGAATGTAGATGAACCAGTTAGAAATCTTCACCAAATTGCGAAACATTTTTGTGTTGCTCGTGGTCTTTCAAAATACGGACAAATTATGGATTTAAGCGAACAGACACTTTCATTAAGAATGGACTATGTGGCGGGTGCTGTTGAGAACAAAATATTCAATAACTATATTTATGGATTAAGAAGAATTACGATTAACCGAGATGGTGTTTCTGCTTCTATGTAGAACTTTTAAAAAAAGTTCAGCAAAAGAGTTTTGCCGTCCTTTTTTAAAAGGACTAAAAATAAAATTTATATAATTTAAAATGTTTATTAATTATATAAATGAGTTCTCCAAATATTGTAAATGTTGAGAAGTTTGAAATTTTACCGTCAAATCAACCAGCGAATAATACATACTCTTTTCGGGGGGGAAATCCAATAATTACGATGACTATTCCAGCACAAGCAAAGTTTTTACGACCAAGTTCATTAAGAATAAACGGCACATTAAGAGTTGTGAGAGCAGATGGAACAAATGTGGATAATCTTAATCTTCGTGCTTCGGGATTACATAACGTCCAATTATCTTCCCGTGTGGGAGTTCATTCGGTATTTCAAAATGTTGTTTTATCAAGTGAAGCAACTAACCAAAGTTTAGAAGCAATTAGACAATATGGACGACTTGTCTCTTCTCTTCTCTCTTCAACTCATAGCGAACAAGATTTAATGAGTGAGAAGTCTGTTTGTGATGTGCTTGATGGTGTAGATGCTCCGTCTTCTACTCTTGTGAATAACGATGTTAGATTTAGTATTCCGCTTTACTGTGGTATGCTTATGGGTGGTAATCCAATTCCGCTTTCTATGAACGGTGTGAATGGTCTTAAAATTCAGTTAGAATTGGCGGCAGACCAGCAAGTATTAAAAGGGGCAAACGCCACCGATGGAGCGGGTGCTTTTTACCAATTAAAAGATGTTTCAGTTTCGGGCGATTTGCTTGTAGGAGACGATAAGACTACTTCTTCGCTTTCTGTTGCTGGTTCGGGAGCATTCCAATACAATTCATATTCATCACTTTATTCAGTCATTAATTCCAGCGATGCTACACAAACATATAATTTAGCAAATTCGCAAGTTCTCTCTGTGTTCCATAACTTTTTACCAGTATCCCACGCCAACAACTACGCCCAAGATGGATTTACAAATGGAGAACTTTTAAACACCGACCCAGCAAATCCAGCCAACTACGACCAAGCAGTAAAACTTAAACGTGTTTCATTTTCTCGTGGTGGAGTAAAACTTGGATTAGATTATGAATTAGATGTAGAAGAAAATTCAACAGAAGGTCTGCCCGAAACACAAGTAAATATTAATTACCTTAATGCCTTCCAGCCATATTCAACGATGTCTAGAATGGTGAATGATAAGAAACTTCTCTCTTATGGTGGAGCAGATTTAGTGCCTTACAAAAATCCACTTGGTAATGGTTCAAGACAAGTTGGTGTTGATAATGATGCTGGGCGAAGAAACTTCGGTATTGGATTAGCGATGGATAGGGTGAGTGATGTTGGTGTTTCATTTAAGGGACAATCATACTCAACGAGAATTGTTAGTGATTTAGACGGAAAATCGCCGAATGCTGTTTATACATTTGTTCTTGCTAAAAATACTCTTCAATATTCACCGAACGGAAT